AACTACACCTCACTTCAAATCTTCTCTATACGGGCACGCCATAAGATACTCTCCCACACCACACCCTCCCTATTTCTAACTACACCCTATAGTATTGCAAGTATCATTTTTGCACTTAGTGTTAAAAAATCACTTTCTTATCTATATAAGACCTACTTGTTAGGACCAATTAATGCGACAAAAATTGATAAATCTGTGTCTGAACTCATTTGAACTAGCTGCCAAGAAGGAGAACTTCTCCCATTGGGTGCGTCAAAAACTCTTGGAAGAGGCCGATATACCTAAGCCTGAACACCTTTTCAAGTGTCGAGCGTGCAATTATGAGCGCGTATACCCTACAAAAGCCATGCGTCCTTGCCCTACTTGTGGGTTTAGACTCTCATTGATCCCAATCATTCAAACAAAACTTATCGAGGAGGAGCTAGAATGATGAGAGGAAATGATGAAGACATGATAAAAGTGGTTGATGGAATTCCAAAGGTTGTACATGGAATGTATTACCCCGAATGTGTTGATTGCACGAAGAATATTGGAATGGATATTGTTTTTACTATGCGCTGTTTCATGTTAGGTCATGAAAGACTCTGGATTGAGGATGATGAAGAATGAGGAATAGATCAGACACATACAGAAATATCTATTCAAAATATCGAGAAGATCGAATGAAAGAAGTTATCGAACTAAAACAAGAACTCAGAGAGTTGCAACGATTAGTTGAGTTCCTTTGCAAGAAGGTCTTTGAATGAAGCAATGCATTATACGCGGTTGCTTCACTTTCATTTCACTTTGTGATGGTCGCAATATGATTCGATGTGCGCGATGTATTCGATTAAAGAACACCAAGATAAGGAAGAAGGTCGGGGATTTGAAGTCCAATGAGTAAATAGATCAGGCGTTCCAATCTCTGAACTCTTTTTTCAAGTTCTTCGAACATTAGATCACCATTCCTCCACCAACTCCACCTTGGCCAAGTGCTGAATGCTCGTAGACCGCTATCTCTTCAGTATAGAGATCCCCATACGACGCATTGTCAGTTGTTGCTAATGCAAGGGGGAAAGCAATGGCAAAGAAAGTAATGCCTGCTGTAACGCCCACACCTGAAGCAGTACCGTATCTAGTCAGTGAAAGATACCAAGGCGTAACTTTGGTTATTACTTGAATAGTTGCAGGGACAATTAGTTCTTGATATAAAATTCTAGCAACTGCTGAAGTCATGTTCCAAGAGTAAACAGTGGAATGGTAAATTGTAGCACCTGCAATTCGTATCGCGATTTTCCTCGATGTTGGGTGAATCATTGCGGCTAGAAATATTGCAGTTCCTTCAGGGCCTATCTTTGTGTAACCTTTGATCGCAACATATCTTACTAACCCATGCATGATAGGCATTGCATAAGCAACCATTGTCCTCAACTCTGTGTTTGGTCTAATTCATACGAACGCTTGAGCCTCATTAGATAAACTAAGTCTTCCTCTTTATCTCTGACACCAGTTAGATAGAATCTCGCTGCTGGAATGGAAATGGTTGTAGTATCTCCATCTACCCAAGGTTGAATGATTCGATAACAATAAAGTTTTGATGCAGGTGTTGGTTCTCCTGAAGAAAAAGAAGTTGATATTTCTGTTCTCATCATAGCTGCATATGTTAGATTGGAATTTCCTGTCATGAATCTGTATGAACCCATTACAATAGTTGTTTCATCATCAGCATTACCCATCATTCCATACATTGAACCATTCTTTGCATAAAGATAAGCAAAGTCAATTACTTCAGAAGGATCGATAAGTTTGTCTGTAATCATATCGATCACTGCCATTGCTGGAGTTGTTTCTGAAGTGTTCCCGTAAATACCCGGGTCTTGGATTGTTGAACCTACTGGAAAGAAAGTTTCCTTCGATAGTTCTAACCCGCCTAAATCAATTGTAGTTAAATTCCATAGATAAGGAACTAATGGTCCGGGTAAACCTTCAAGTCCTGATTTACTATCTAAATGCCAATCGCCTTGAACTGGAAGTGTACCCGGTGTCCATAGTTGAGAACCAGCATTCCATGTCCCTGATGTAGGAGGAAAGTTGGCTATCAATCTAATCTCTCTGCCTTCACTCATCGCTTCATCACCTTTCGTGTTGCTATATGTGTTTTCTTTGCTAGTGCGGCGAACTTAGAACGCGGATGCTTTTTCTTTAGTCTAGCATATTGCTTCTTGTATTCAAGATTATACTTAGAAGGTTTCCTAGTCTTTTTCACTTTAACCTTCACTTCCATGTGGGAATGGGAAGGCTTTGCATTCCCTTGCGTAGCCGTTCCGCATTCATGGCAGAAGTTAGCCATAGTATCAAGCCTCAGCAGTGGATTGTATTGCAATAGCCATCCAGTCTTTAGTTGATAGTTTGACTACTCTGCATCTAATTCTAGCTGTTACAAATAATGCATTAGCACCAGAGACCGAATTATCATTTCCTGTAGTGAGATAAAGAGTATCATTAACTACTAAAAAAGCCTCACTTAGTGAAGTAGGTCCAAAGTTATCAGGGAATAGATCCGATTGTGAAGTACCAATGGAATTTACTATATCGATATTCAATGATGCAGAAGCGATTAAGGAATGGCTATTCGCTTGAACCAATGCAGTACCGGGATTTAAGTCCGTCAGTTGTGTGGAGATCGAACCATTGTTCACTAGCATTCCAGCGATATCGCCACCAAAATCTACACCATTTTGCACTATAAAATCTACACTTTCTACAGCGATTGCTTGCCCAGTTGGGACATTCACATAAGCAGAAAGGTCTACGGTTTCTTGCACTCTTGTTCCTGAAGCAGAAGCAGCAGGCAAAGTCACAGTTTCAGTCAGGTAAAATGAGCCGGTTAATGATCTGGTCATACATAATCCTAAGGCTGACGGTGTATAAAGTAAACTAAGTGTTCGCAACTACACCTCACTTCAAATCTTCTCTATACGGGCACGCCATAAGATACTCTCCCACACCACACCCTCCCTATTTCTAACTACACCCTATAGTATTGCAAGTATCATTTTTGCACTTAGTGTTAAAAAATCACTTTCTTATCTA